ATGAAACAACAAATAACCAATAACAATAAAATGAAAAAATCAATTTTAATTATCGCCCTCGCATTGTCGTTGGCATCGTGTAACAAAGAAGAACCATGTAACTGCGGAACGATAACCAGTGATGGCATTGAAGGCTCATGTCACTGGCTTGAAGTCAGGAATGAATGTTCTGGCAACAAGAAAAAGTTTTGCTTCGATTACGATGTTTGGCTCGATGGCAATCCAGGTGAATCGTTCTGTGTAACCAATCAGCCGGAGTGGTAATGAAACACCATGAATCCAAACTTCAGGCTCAGTGCGTCAAATGGTTTCGATACCAATACCCGAACATCATTCTGTTCAGTATTCCAAACGGCGGTTTGAGGTCGTACAAAACCGCAGTCCGGATGAAACAGGAGGGCGCTTTGTCGGGTGTTCCTGATTTATTTCTTGCTCATGCTTCCGGCCAGTGGCACGGACTGTTTATCGAGATGAAACACGGGAGCAATGGACTGAGTGAGCGACAAAAGGAAATCATCCCGAAACTTGAAGCGTCTGGTTACAAGGTTGAACTGTGCAAGTCGTTTGAAGATTTTATCCGAGTTATAAACATTTACCTTAGCTTAATCTAACCGAATTATATTCGCCCCATGTTTGGAGCAAATCACACCCACACACACTATCACTTTCCAAGTGACAACAAAGTAATTCGTAAACTCTTAAAACAAATACTGATGAATCAGACAGAACTCGCGGCACAGCTGGCCGCACTGACCGAACAGACAAAGAAGTCCTTCGGTGAAATTAACGGAAAACTCGCAGAACTCGACGCGGCTATTGCTGCTCAGGGCAACGTGTCACCTGAAGTACAGGCCGCGCTGGAAGAACTGAAGGCTGCTGTACAGTCGAATGACGACCTCATTCCGGACGCACAGTTGCCAAGCGAAGAACCTACTCAGGAAGGTTGATCTGAGTGTTCATGTGAAAAAGCGGCATCCGTTGGGTGCCGTTTTTTTATGCCCTTACAATTAGTATCTGATCTAACCCTGTATTCCGGCAGTCGCAATGAACCCAAGTCGGAGTGTCGCGTTTATCTTCGATAACAGTAATCCACTGCCTGTTGATGAGCATTTCCTCATGCTGCATAATAACCGCGTGAACATCTGAAACGGTCATGCCAGGTACATGAAAATCAAACCCGCGCCCGTACTTATGCTGTGACCATCTTGCGCCTGTTTTGGAATCGTGGCGTCTTAACCCTCGCTGTGTGAACTTACCGCCATTCCACCAGTTGTTGATGATCATAGGCTTACCAATGGTGTCACGAAGGAATTGGGCGGCCATAAACACTCGAATGTCGATCAGTTGAATAGCACGCTCACCGCGCTCGTTGTAAATGTCTGGCGGTACGAATTCATCAAGGTAGAAGTTATCTGATACCTTAAACCGGTTCATTTGGTTATGCGATCAATGGTCTGTTGCTTCTGATGGCTGCCGCGTGAACTTCCGACGTAGTAGGCGAAAATCGAAGTGCCGATTGAAAGGACTGAGCCGAATGTCATATCTGCGAGCCTTTGGTTTTCGACGGGAATCCGGATGAACACAAGGCAGGCGATAATACCAACGAGCAATACAAGTCCGGTGATGACTACCGTACCCATGAGCCAATCACGTTTGCCTGTGACTTTCATGTGTTCGATCTCACGGCTTCTGGCGTTGGCCCGATCTTCATTCTCCATCCTCATCTCATCCATCGCCTGCTGAACCCTGAGCCGTTCAAGTTCCATTTGCCACTCAAGTCGTTTCATTTCCCATTCAGCCGCAAGTGCCTTCGCCGCATCATCGGTTTCCTTTCGTTTGTTCAGCATTTCACCCACGCGCTCAACTGCTTCCACACCTGTCACGTCACCAATGATCTCAAGTACGTCACCGGCCACAGGTTTAACCTTTTCTCGGATGAACTCTGCAAATCCAGATTGGGCAAAACGCTCCATGAACTTAGGCTTGCTCATATTATGTTACCTTTGTAAATTCTGATATTCTGAACATGGAAATTATTTCCGTCCGTTTTGATAAATGCAAAGCCGTGATTCCACTTGTTGTAAGGCGAAAAGTCCGGAGAAAGTTCACACAAGCATCCGACGCTCCATGTGGTTATCATCTTGTCATTAACGTCGCGTTCTGTGTGTTCTGATGTCTGATGGCTATGGCCGCAAATGGCGTTGGCCTTCGCCCTCATATAAAGTCCTCGCGCCACGTTTACAGGACTGAATACGGTCTTGCCAAACTCATGCCCGTGAAAGACCGATAACTTACCAATGATAGCCTTTGTCCGGCCACCAACGTATTGAATGTTGAACTCTGATAACTTTAGCAAAGCAGCCAAAGAAAACTCCTCGATGTCAAGTAATTCAGGGGCTTTTATTCGCATAAACCGCCAATACCTTTCTTCGTGATTTCCCTCTTTGAAATAGATTTTGGCCTTCGGAAATTCGCGGCGCAGTATCTCAAAGAACTTATGGACTTGTTTCAACTCTTGACTGAACCTTCGTTTTTTTGGGTCTTTCTCAAACGATGATAACTGATAGCAGTCAATTATGTCACCGTTCAGATATATGCAGTCTGCGTCGTGTTCTTTGCCATAATTCAGCGCAGTAACAAGGCTCTGTTCATCATGGTATGGAAAGTGAATATCGGACAGGAATAGGATTCTACTACCTTCAACATGGGCGTGCTTGCGAGATTTGGCCGCAGACTTTGGAACATCATCAAACGGGTTATGTGAACGCGGAGGAACGTAGCGATCTTTATACTTAATCTTTGTGTTCTTGTCTCCGCCCTTGCCTTCAATTCTTCTTAACGCACCCCTGCAACTTTCGACCGTAGCATATAAAGCCGGATGTTCTTTGCAAACTTTCTTTGCCAATGTCAGGTTTGGCGTGTTCGGGAATCGTGTGCGGTACTCGATCAGAATTTCGGTTGGTGTCATTGTGATAGTATTAGTTGATTCGTATAGATATTCCTGCGAGCTTCAACCCATGCCACATAAACATCTTCGACAATCGCATTCACAATTAGCGGTGCTTCTTCACTTTCGCCTGCAACCCAAACACAGCACATATTACGATGCTCGACACTTTCAGAAATTCTGTTGATGAAATCAGCGCGAACAAAGTGAATAAGGAACTCAGGCTTATCGCGTCCGTGAACCAATACTTCAAGCCTTATATCTTCGGGATGAAAGGTGGGTTTTTTCGCTGCCGCCATGAGTGTATGTTTTGACAAATATAAACTACTCCATTTTTACAACAATGTGCAAAAGTGGAATTAACCTAATGACCACGTCTGCGAGGCTTCATCTTCGGAGATGCGAGCCACTTATTCATGCGCCTTATTGCAATTTCAGCAAGTTTCTTCCCGATCAGACCGAGAAAACCACCGGCAAAGGCAAGGCAAAGCGGAATCCAAAAGGTTTCAAATGTTATCATACCAACGATCTGAACTACCATGCCCGTGATGAATGAAACGATTGAATCTGAATCGGAATGATGATGTGTCATAAATCTTTTTTCTTTGTTTTACCGTTACGTTTCATGAGCATTTGCCGGTAGTTCACCAGTTTTTCAACGAGGTTTTTCTTTCGTTCCAATGAATCCTTATGCTGCTTCATAGATACTTGTGCATTTTGTTGATCCAGTTTCGCGGTACTGCCCCGCGTGTTCCCGATGCGCTGTTGCCTGATGAGATCATCACCACCGGCGCGGACTTTGTTTCAGCAATTGCCGCCCGTTGGAATCCTGTGTTGCTGTTAAGTTCAGGGAACAGGCTTGACTTTTCGCACAGGTATTCACTGAGGCGTTTGGTGTAGTACTCCGCGTTGTGCCGGCCATTATCAATGAGCCTGTTTAGGGTCGTGTTGTCAATGGGTTGCGTATCGTCGCTGACGCGCTGTGCGATTGTTGCGTTGTCGATCTTATATGTCAGGTGCGGCAAGACTTCTACATACGTCCACCATGCGATTGCATCAACCATGTAATGATCGCGCAATGTCAGGTAGTCACCCGTGATTGAATTATCGTTTGAATCTTCAACGATCTTGTCGTAAAGGGCATCACCCAAATACGGTTTCACCCATTTATCTTGAGCAATGTAGGCAGCCGCGCTGATGATGTTATCGTCGACGGGCGAATTGATCTGCGTTACCTTCTTGATGTAGGTAAGCGGCGCGAGGATTGTTTTATTGGGTATTGCCATAGATAGGGTTAGTTGGTAAGAATCCGTTATGAGGCATATCAACCGGCAGCTGTGCTACCATTCGTTCATTGCGTACGACGTAACCGGCTTGCTGCGCTTTTCTTACTGCGATCCCTTGCGCGTTTGGATTGGTCACATCAATGCCCGCGCCTTCCGCGCTTACATAAACTTCCTTCTGCCAAAAGTGATGACAGTTACCGCCGCCTTTGTAGAACCAGATGTTGTAGGTGTCTGCGCCTTCTGGCCCCCATCCGGGGTTCACTGCGCGGTTTTCCATCTGAAGGATGTCTTCCTTCCGATAAAGTTTGTCAGCCGTGAGCATCTTCCTGCAAAACTCCCGTGTGTCCGACTTCAATTCGCCTCGGTAACGGTAGCGAGTGATGAATAACTTATCGTCGATGCGCTCATCCTGTTCCGATCTTGAGTTCGGGCGTGCTGTTCCGGTCGATGTGGCGAACTTCAGGCCGCTGAGTTTCGATGTGTGATCGTCGTCGTCGTCTGTGACCTCGAATGTGTCAATCAGAATGTAACCGTCCGGCGCGGATTCACCCTGTTCGATGAATTTGTCGAGTTCGGATTTGTTTTTATTCATCACGATTCGCATCGCTCGTAGTGCAACCTCTGAGGGGTTTATACTACCCGGCACAACGCCTGTGAATATTTCGTCAACCTGCTGCTGAGTAAGTGTCGGGAATGATGCGGTAATAATTGCTTTCGCGCTTTCAATCGGAATAATTCCCGTAGATGCTTGTATAATAATTTCAATGAGTGAAGCAATCTGCGCTCCATTGAGTGCGGTTGCCGCAACATCAACACCCTCTTCCGCTTGTGCGCCCACTTCTTCACCCGGCTTCAGCACAATCTCATTCGACGTAATCTTAACTTCGGGTTCACCGTTGAATTTGGTGACCTTATTAAGCGTTGTTTCGATCATTCTACGCTTTGGTTCGATGACCTGAGCGTTGAAGATATTCAAACCGACAAGCATCTCATCGGTGTTTGAAGAAAGGCCATTGCCACTGTCAGAAACCCCGAATATACGCGGGGTGGTAACACGGTGAGCGATGAATATCTGTTCAGTGCATTGACGATACGCGAGTTCCAGATACGAAGTGTTGGCCTCCGTCATCGGGAAGCTCGTGATCTCCGGTGAATTGTCGCTGCCGGGATTGTTGAATGTTATGATGAACTTGCCGGTATTCTTTGCCCCGGACAATTTACCCTCCCAATCCATGATGATCTGATTCTGCTCATCTGGATCAGGGATTCCGTTTTTCATGTTAATTATGAAGGACGGGAACAGACCATTCAGGAAAGAATTTGCGTGATAAAGTCCAATCTGCCGCGCTGTTTCAATGTGATTGATCGCGCCCCAATAATCGGGCTTCGGGTACTTTTCGATTCCGTCGGTAGTCTCAAAACAGATAAGGCATTGGCGCGTTTTATCCGGTGCGCCCGTATTAAACAGGTCAATAAAACGCGGCTCGTAACCTTTCTTTTTGAATTGCGACCAATCGCGGGAATAATATACACCGTCGATCTCATTGTATTCATTCACCGACACCCGCACGTTGCAGAATGGAAGATGATTGACGCGGCTGATCTCTGAACCGTCGATCGTGTAGATGACCTCAAGATAGAACCCGCCTTGAGTGATCAGGTCGTTTGCAATCTTACCGATCGTCTCAGGTGTAAATGTTCCCGATTCATCACCCTTGCCGGCCACCATGTCTGCAATACTTCTGACAAGTGACCCATGAACCGGTGACGATTGTTTAATCTCAACAAGGTAGTTGGGAAAGTCATTCCGATCACCGTACTTCAGCCATCCCAACCGGTCGGGTTTTTCCTCCGTCGATACAGGTGTATACACCTCGAAGTTCATTCGGGTGATTTGGTTGTTATGCTTATGATCGGTAGTCATCGGGTATATCTCCGGTTAATGCTGTAAATATAGTTGAATCGTCGGTTAGTGTCATCATTCCGCGCTCAAGTAATCCGACAACCGATGCGTTCTCAGGATCGGTGTTGGAGTTAGAATTCTGTCCGTAAACCTCGTATGTGTATTGCCCGGCAGAATACAGACCGACTGTTGTAATTCTGAGCGACGTATATCGAGCGTTATCTTCTAAGATCGCAGGCACTTGAGCGACCTGTTGTCCGCCCGGCTGATTCTCTGCCCTTGTAATGATGACAAGGTAATGCGTAAAGGTTTCGCTGAAGTATTGACGCGCTTCATCGAGCGTGAAGTACGCTGTTTGATTGGCGGTATTTGTGGCGAGATTTATCATTTCAAAAAAAAGGGCGGGCATCAACCCACCCTTTTCAACTTAATAACCATATACGAATCACGATACGCCCGGATAGGCCGGAGATACGGTAATATCTGCAAAGTTGTCGAATGGAACTGAGGTATAAGCCTCAAGTTTTTCAGCCATCAACGGCTCATCTGCGGTCATCGTGAGTTCATACCCATTGAAGTCACCGCGAGCCGCGCCAGTTCCGGATGTTCCGGTTGACAGGTACAAACCAGTTTGACGACCGATGATCCAAATCTGATCCTGCATTGTGCGAACAAAGGCGATCACCTTCGCTTTTGAAAGATTCAAAATCTCATTGCGTTTTGCCATCGAAAGACCAGACAAACGAAGTGTTATTGTCTGTGTGAAGAACAAAGTTCCATTTTCCTGTGACGGCACTGCCGCGTCTGACCACGATGCAGAGTTCTTGAGTGGAACGTAGCGGTAAAGCGTGGCTTCCGGAAGCGCATCAACTTCTCCGGTCGTTCCATCGAAGGTAATACCGGCAGAAAAATCTTCCCAATTTTGGAAGAACACTTCTTTCACACCGCCCGCACCTTCAAGGCAGTCAGATGTGAATCCTGATGTGAGTAAACAAGGCATTTGCTGTATTGTTTAAGGGCGGCTCATCACCGCCCGTTATGAATTCAGTTGATTACGACAGACCTGGTCCGTATGCTGCGATTTCAGAAGTCAATCCGATCTGCGCACCTGCGTAGAAAGTAGCACCGTAGCGCACATTCTGCGAACCGTCCTTGTCCTTCATGTCGAGGATGAACACCTCGTTCATGTCATTGGTCAACCAAGTACCAAACCACAGGTTCGACTTGCGAGCCATGTACATGGTATTGGCTGCGATACCCGGACAAACCGCGATGTCATACAGACCCATGTATTTCTGACCTGCCATAGCTGGGCCGAGATTTGCATACCAACCGTTACCGGCTGCGATCTGCGCTTGCATGAACAGCTCCCATGTAGCGTAGTTCATGTAGATCACCGGCTTTTCGGTTGCAGCCTTTACAGCCACAGGACAGGCAGCGATCAGTGCGTCGATCTTTGCGATGATGTTTGAAGAAGTAAGCGCAACCGGAGACGAAACAAAGTTGATGTCATTGTTGGCATCCGCGTCGATGATCGTTCCGAAACCGTCGAACTGTCCGGTAGTGCCGTTGACACCCTTCCAGATCACGTTGTTTTCCATGTTGGCAGCGATGCCTGAAGTCAAACGCTCAAGGATTGCGGCCTGAATTTCTGCATTCACACGGCCAGACATAACGTCTTTTGTTGACCAGTCAGTGAAAAAGTCTTTCTTACAGATTTGACGCTGAACCTGAAACTCTTCGAGGGTCAGAATACGCTCTGCCAGTGTGATAGTACCCGTTGGGGTAAAGTCACAAGTTCCGGCTGCGAACGTCACATCATCAACGATTGTACGCACTACTGTTTTGTAGGGTACATTCTGCTTCACGGTTACGTGCTTCAGTGTTTCGAGTTCTACGAGTGCAGGGGCAAGAATCTCACCGGCCAATTCCCCTGCGTAGGTGGTAGTGAGTGAAGTTACTGTTGGCATTTTTTATTTGCTTTTGTTGGTGAGATTACTGTTCTGTGTATTTCATGAACCATTCGCGAGTGCCTTTTTTCGGCTCGTCTGCGGTTTCATTTTTCTTTGACTTGCTGAATTTTTCCTCTTTCACTGAATCGGTAGATGCCTTTTTCTTCAGTGTCGCGAGTTCCTTTGACTTGGCAGAAAGTTCAGTTTTGGTGACTTCATGCGCCTGAGTTTCGGAATCCTTTTCAGATTCAACCGCGCTCAACTTTGTTTCAAGTTCAGTCACACGGTCATTCAGCGACTTGATGATTTCCAGTGCGTCCTCTTGGCTCAATTCTTCGTCTTCCGAATCTTCCATCGTTTTGATTTCCGCGATCTTGCCATCTTCACCGACAACGATGATTGTTCCATCTTCGAGGGTGTGTTCACCTGCGGGTGCAAGTGCGTCACCATTTTCACCGGAAACATAAACTTCACTTCCGACCTCGAAAGAATCGGATGGAGTTTTTACGATGGTGCCGTCGGCAAGTTTGCCCTCTGCTTTGAATTCAACCGTTGGTTCTTCGGATAGTTTGAGTCCGATTTTCTTGAAGAACTCCAGATTCTTGCGGTAGAGTTCAGTCAGTTTTTCTTTTGGTGACATGAAATATCGTTTTCAGTAAAATAGCTGAATGTTTATTTTTTCATGAAAAGACTTGCGTGGTAAACTTTTCTTTATACATTTGCCTCATGAACACATTCAACCCCTGCATAGTGACCTGTTTGAACGGTCGCCCCCGCGTCAGTGAGTTGTTACTCCTTTGCGCTCGTAGATTGGGTGTTCCGGTCATTGCCGCATACACCGAAAAAGAAGGAGGCGACTACATGACTCTATCATCCGATCCAAACGTGATCGATATTGTGACGCTCGAACAGAATCGTCCTGGCGAAAAGTGGAACGCTGTCCTCAAAGCCGCCTATGAACACCCTGACAACTTCACCCACTTTATCATCATGGGTGACGATGATGTGCTGACTGATAATGGGGCGATGAAACTTTACAGGCACAGCCACCTTGACTATGTGGGATTCCGCCGGAACTGTTACTATGAACTGTCAACAGGCCGTGCGATGATCCATACCAACCGCCATGAGAATAAACTAATCGGAGCTGGCCGGATGATCTCGCGCCGTGCGATCAAACAGGTTTGCGTTCGTGAGATAGTGGAGATCAGCCGCGAAGGATTGCCTGGGCAGTGTATGTACAAAGGCACGCAGTACAGCTTCCCTGCCGATTGTGCGGCCTATCTGAAAGGATACGGTTACGCCCGTGAGTGTATTGGTCAGGGATTTACAGGACTTTGGCCGAATGATAAGAAGTCAGGACTGGATCATGCCAGTGAACTGTTTCTTGTGGTCAATGGATTTGCGCCCGTTGCACTTGATTTGGATGACGAAGAGATATACCTGATCGACTTCAAGTCGGATAAGAATATCTGGTCGTATTCGATACTTGAGAATAAGTGCGAGCCGTACAAGGCGCACAAGATTATCGACTATCTTAGCGACGACGAAAGGCGGTTGATATTGTCCTTTCTTGAATCCAAAATGGCGGAGTAACTTAAAACTTAATACAAATGTCAAACGAAGAACAAAACGGCTTTTTTGCCGATACCTTGTTAGCTGCTGTGCCTATCGTGTCCACTCATTTGGAAGATAAATACGGCTTTGAATGTAAAGTTTATTATGATAAAGACTTTGCAACAGATGAATATTATAGTCTGAAAATTGCCACATACAAAAAGAAGATTGTAGGCGACCTTGAAATTCATATTACTGATAGTTTCAAGTTCGTTGAAGCACCTGATACATACAAGTATGAAAGCACAACAGTTGAAATAGTTCAAGGAACTGAATTTCAAGAAATCAAGATTGATAAAATGTGGCAATTACTAATGTTGATTGATATGTTGCAGGGTGTCCAACGGCATGGCAGCTAACGCTTTCGGGCTTTGTGTCAGTTTGCCCTTGCACAAATGTTCAAATTATAGCAGAAAGTTTATAGGGCAAATTGCACAAAACCCGTGTTAGTAGCTGGCGGGATTTTCAGCACTAAACTTCAATCGAAGCACGTCCGCCCGCTTGCTACTAACGTTATCGGGCTTGGCGAAGTGCCGCTACTCGAAACTTAAATTTTAGCACTAACTGTCCTGCGGCATTTTGCCAAACCCGTGTTATGGGATAGTTTTAAAAACCTTTTAGGGTGGGTATTTAAAGAACAAATTAAAAATGAAAGCAACAGTAAAAATTGAAAAAGAAGTTGAATTGAAAACTTTAGTAGTAAAAGCAGGTGTACGCTATTACGAAGATGCAACCGTTAATGGCGTGGAAGATACCGAAGGCGATTTAATACCTTGTAAGCAGGGTGAATTGTGGTGTCCGATTATTGATATTGATAGCGGTGTAATTACCAATTGGAAACAAGGTGTAAAAGCCGAAGTACATTATAAAGTTTGCGATGCAGGTAGTTATTATTTGCAAGATGCAGAAGGCAATACCATTTTATCAATTGAACAGGATTATGTACCAAAAATGATGTGTCCAAAAGAAAGCGGTTACGGTGATTATATCATTATGGACATTGACGAAAACGGCAAAATCGCAAACTTTAGACAAACTCTTGACGGATTTGTTGACGAGGATTAACTGTGCGGTGGGAAAAGGTTTTTAAAATTTCCCATAACTATTGGCTATGGATGACAAACCTGCACAAGTACGCCCGATTGGGGTGGATATGGATGAAAAAACCCCTCACGTTTGAGGGGCTTTTCATGATACACTAACCTAAAACTATATATTACATAACCAAAACTGCATTACAAGTCACCGAGCGATATTGCCCGTCTATTTTCCGTCACGCTCCAATATCCATCCCCGCCTTCGTTCTTTCCATTGGCCAACTGAGTTTCAAAACTAAACCACACGGCCATGTTCTTACTTCCGTTGTAGGTGACAATATCATTCACAGGGTCGTAATCAAACGAAGTTCCCGCCTCGATTGTTGTCGTGAGTGTGTTGCTATCAACCGTTCCGAATGACGCGCCATCGCACGTTCCGAAGTTGCCATATTCGTAGTACAATGCACCCATGACATTCTGCGTTGTCATCTGCCCGCCGTCATTCGGAACGCACCCATTGAGGAATCGCCACCTGATCGCACCAACCCTGATGCCTGTCGTGCCGTATGATGTAACCAGTGGTAGTGTCGCGCTCGATGTAACGAGGTTTCCATTTATGTAAACATTTCCCCTGTACTGATTATTGCTGATCCTGTCAATGGTTGCAAATAGGCTTGTTACATGGGTCTGAGGATTGACTGCTGAACCGATACGATAACGTGCTGAGAATGCAGCAAGTTCAGATCGTGTGATTGTCCTGGCAGTTCGTGAACCACGCGGAAAGAATTTCATCGTCATAAGTTCAGCTTCTGAATAGTAACGTGACTGCCTTGTGTACGGATCGGTAAGTCTGAAACCATAATCCGGCCAAAGTAACTGAGAATAATACTTTCCTGACTTTGTCCAAACATTGAACCTCATTCCGTCTCCGGTGTCTGTAAACACATAACCGGAATCGGTTTGCGTAATCTGCTCGTAACCGAACTCATGCACAAAGTTGGCAATAAGGTTCAGACCATAGACACCTGCCTGAACTGTCTTGGCAGATGATCGAGGCACGGGGCGAAGTACGACTTCCTTCGTTGTAGTGGTCACCCCATTGACTGTGCGTTTGGTTTCGAGCTTTGTCAGTTCGAGTGCTTCAGGTGTGTATTCCTGAGTGAACACTAAATTCTTGTAGGTGTCGAATACATCCTGAGGAAGTCCGACATCGTTTGCGGTAAGTTGTGGAAATGCCGTGACTGTGACAGCCATAAACAGGATGAAGAGAATTGTTTTCATTTATATTGATTTAATAATTTCCTCCATTTCTTTGACAAGTTCATCGATCGGATCAGAACCGACAAGCACACGCTCCAGATCACCGGACTTCACCCGCGACCATACATCATCGTCATTCACTTTGCTACCTGTAAGCCATGTTCCGTCTGGAAGTTCACCGAGGCCGAGCGAAATACTCTTGTCGGATTCGCCTTCCTTAATCCATGATTCTACGACAATCGTATTGGCAAGTTTTTTCTCATGGTCAACAGTCGTATTCTGATGGTTATTCTTCATCAGATACCTGTGTGCCATTTCGCGCACTACGTCCTTTGGAAACTTAATGAAAAATTCGTTGCCTTTGTCATCCATCCGGTAGATGGGTAGGTCAGGTATCATTGCTGGGCCATAAACCATGCGCTTCTCATCATCTACTTTCCTGAGTTTATACTGAGATTTGAAGTGCATGAAACCCGATTGAATTGCAGGCTCATCGACGAACGAAATCGCGTAAACACCGAGTTCACCGTCATCGTCAATCTTGGCCTCGTAAACTTTTATTTTTTCCATGTTGCAAATTTAGAATTTCTGTTTATGTTTGCGGCGCATCTCATAGCTTTTTTTCATAGCATCCATTGGTTTTGAAGCCCCTGAAACGTCGGGGGTTTTTTTATAGCCTTGCCTGTCTGTCGATCTGCTCAGTTGCTTCCACTCCCTTGATAACGTCATTCGCTACCACATACGCCCGAGGCGGCTGCGGTGGTCTGCTATTCACAAAGTCTGTGTTCACCGGATTAAACTGAGGCGCACCGCCACCTGATCCACCACCGGCTGATGCGCTGACACTTGCCGAACCTCCCGCCGATGCCGAACCGCCACCGCCTGAAGAGTTGAATGTAGTCTGCCTGATCTTATTCACCTGCGCAAGTCCAGCAGCTACAGCAAGACCGGCCTGAATGAATGGTTGTGCCGGAAAAAGCACGGTAGCAGGATTCAATGCTGCCGCCGCAAATATTCCGTTAGCAGCTTGATACGTTGATATAAGTGCCTGAGCGATCTGTAATCCCTTGTTTATATTGAATTGACGCTTTGCCTGTGCCTCGTTCTTTGCGCTGAATGAATCCGTAATTGATATAAGTGTGCTTACCGTGTCTGCTGCAATCTGAGTTTTTGCCTGTGTTATTGCGATTTCACGTTCCAATTCTTTTTTCGCATAATCCTCTTTAATTTTATCAACTTCTTCACCATTGGCAATCGCAAGTTGTTTCAATAACTCCGCGTTACCCGCCGCCTGTTCACGAAGTTTGATGTACTTCTGATCGACAAGTGCAATTTCCTTTTCTTCGCCTTCAGCCATGAGAGACAATTCCAAGTCCTGCTGCTGCTGAAGAATCTTGAAACGCTCATCATTCTCTGATGTGAGTTGTGATAGCTGTGACTTCTGCCCTGGTAATGACTTCTCTACCTGCTCACGAAGTTTCTGCTGAAGTTCAAACACCTTCGCCTGTTGATCCCGTAGCTGTTTGATTTCTTCATCTCTGATCTTCTGACGTTCCGCCGCCGCCGCCCGTGCTTTCTCCTGCTCCTGAAGTTCAAACCCATCGCGGGTATTCTGTAATTCTTCCAGCTTCTTCTTCGCCTCGTCAATAGTTTTCTGACCTTCTGCCTGAACTTCCTTAGGATCAAATACCGCGCTTGCGATACTTTCAAGACCTTTTGCAAACGTGGATTCAAGTCCGAAGTTCTGACCGAATGTCGAGCCGATGGTGTCAATGCCTTTCAGGATGAGTTGGATCGGAGTTGTGATGAAGTCCAGTATGCCCTTTAGGATAAGTTTATTCCGTGCGGCTGCTGCCACTTGCCCGTCGAGAATTGTCTGTTGCGTTTCGACTGCCGCCTGTTGCTGAAGGATAGCTGTGTCGAGTTGCTGTTTCTTCAGGTCCAGTATTTCTTTTTCACTTTTCCCCTGAAGTTTCAGCGTGTTTTCGGTTGCGCTGATCGCGTCATACTGAGCCTTTGCCGCATCTGCTGACTTCTGCTGCGCTTCTGCCGCCTGAAGTTGCTGATCAGTCACCCCGTCGAACAGTGCAGTAATTTTCTCAAAGTTTGAGATGATAAGCGCACCACTTGTGATGATTAGGAAAAGCGGGTTCGTCAGTAATGACTTACCAAGTGAAACCAGTCCTGACGTTACGTTTTTCAGACCGCTTGAAAACTCTTCAAATGTGAAACCCTTGACAGTTCCGGCCAACCCTTTGAGAGACGATCCTACCTGCTCAAAGTCGAGGTTGAAGAGTGATTCACGAAGTCCGGCCGCGTTATTACTCAGTCTCTCAAATGAACTACCCGCCTGACGATTGATTGCCTCGCTCGCGTCTTTTATTCGGTCTTTCAGTTCACCGGCTTCTTTGGATAACTTCTGAAACTCTTCACTGTTGGAATCGAGTGATGAGAGTTGCTTCTGCATTTCGCGAAGCTGTTGTTTCAGATTGACCGCGCTTTGAGTTGCGTTATCAAGAGTGCCCGCGACTTTGTCGACGTTTTTAATCGCGCCGGATTCGTCAATATCTAATTGTATGCTGTACTTCTTCATCTGAATAGTTGTATGATGCCCAAAACTATGAGGGCAATAAAGGCAAGATTGCACACGCGGTAAATCCACAGGCGATACCCGCGCAGTTCTTTGTTGTACTTTGGCGCGGTTGCCCCTGCCTTAATCAGCTTCAGTGCCGCTCCTATTGTTTCGCTGTGGTCTATCATACGCGTCTGTATTGGATATATTCAACTGTTGCAATGAAGTTCAGGTTCGTGTGCGGGTGTCCGGAGGATAGTCCTACCTTCAAACGATGTTCGGCTGTATTGGTTGCTGTGTCAACCGTCAGCTCAATGTTGTGGAAAGTTGTGTCGTCAAAAATCGTATTAACCGTTCCCGCGCTTGCCGTGCCTTCTTTCTTCAGCATAACACTGAACCGAGCAAGTGCCTGATTGATGATGGTAGTTGTTGATTCAGCGCATGAGATGGTCACCACACACGCCCATGCGGTTTGATCTGGAATGTTGATCCGCTTGCCTGTCATACCCTCGATGAGTAATTCAAGCGTCGAACTTCCCGATGACAAACCGCCCTTCACGTTCATGATGAATGTTCCGGCCTGACTTCCACCCTGTGCATCGTCACGATTGCCACTCATCCACCCGCCGCCAATGTGGAAGCCGGGAACATTTGCATATACGTTTTTACCGCTTATCAATCCGCTTCCGTGATCACCTTCGTACTTAACCTGTTCCCCGATGATGAGGGTGTTGGGGTTATTGTCAAGCGATTCGATGCCCTGCCCGACTGTTATGGTCTGGCTGTTCTCAGGTGCGAGCTGAATATCATTTCCGATGGTGACGCTGTAATCGGGAAGCGGCAGTCCGCGACTTGATGCCAGTCCGATGGTGTTCCCAAATGGTGAACCGGCCGGATCGTCACGACGGTCTGCGCCGAATTGAAAACAGAGTTCACCCAGTGCCTCCCATGTGTACCCGTAACGCTCGCAGCAGGTCTGCATTGCGCTTGCGGGATCCTCGTTCTGATCTACAAAGTTCACCGTGCCATTGAGGTTCACAGATGCAGGTATCACAGGACAGTCAGCCTGAGTGTTGATGATCTTGATAAGTTTCACCTGCGTACTGTCACGGTCGCCTAACCGGTAGCCGTTAATCTCAAGAACGCGCCAGTATGAATCTTTCACCCATATAACATCGTTAAACTTCACGTTGATCGCATCGGCAAACGTCAGATCAAAGTAAGCCGTCATGATACGCGCCTCCGGCGAATAGATTTCGTTCAGGTAGTTCCTGTAATACAGGTTGAACAGGTTGTTGTACGGGTGTCCGATGATCTGATGTGGCTGCGCTTCAGGTGCGAAGTTCAGATCGAAGTCCTGAACCTCTGCATTGACCGTGCTGTAATGATTTGCAAGGTTCACGCTCGTAATTTCACCCACTTCATCTGTGATGTCGTCGTACAGTGCTATGTCAGCCGTACCTGCGATGTACAGGCAGCGAGGGCCAGGCACTACAAATTCACCCTTATCGTTCACGAACTTCGGGATGATGATGCCCGTTCCGTTGATCGCGTTTGAAGGTGTTGGTTGCGTGACAAGTTGCACCGTCATTTCACCCTGTGCAAAGTCGTTCGGAACTTCCGATGAATTGACAGTGTAGCCTTCGATCTTGTATTCACCGTAGATACGGCCAGCATCCTGAAATATCTTATTCCAAACATCGCCGCCCTGTTTATAGGTAAACTTCAACTTCTGATGTTGTAGTGAAGTTGTCGGTTCAATGATGTAGTCCTTTGAAATATCCAGTTTGCCCGTCCAGTCGCGGTCGTCACCACTTCCGATGTACTTGCCAAACGATTCAAACTTGAGCTTGTTTGGAATGTTGCGGTCAGGGATGACGGCCAGATTGTGCATTGCGATTACGTCGCGAATGAATTCCATCTGCGTCATGTCCGGCGCGTTCAGTTTCAGATCAACCGTCTGTCCGTATAACGCACCCTCAAAACCGATGAGTGCGAAACCTGTGCCGCTGGCAAAGTCATTGTCAGCATCACCGAATAGATCCACAACGGGCGTGCCTCCGGCCATGTATAGTCCGATGGTGTCACCTTGTGAAAGTGTAACGGTCACGTCATACTGGATATTGATCGTCTGACCAACTGCGGGTGCATAAAGCGGTGTTGCACCTCCGGGAATTGATGCGCCCGATGTGGTGTTGCGAAGCCTGAACGTAACAAACGGCGCACCTGCTGGATTGGTGTCACGTCTGAATGTGGCGAAAATCTTGAAGGTGTACACCCCATCGAACGGGGCTGTATAAACCGACGTTGCGAAATTGTTGTTGTTGTCGTATGATTCGGTCAGTCCGGTAAGCTGTGAACCCACCAAACTATTCTGAAGGTTCGACTGGTTTGTCGTGTAACCTGCTTTGAAGAAATAACCCTCCGGTGGGATGTCATACTTCAGAGCCTTGCCATTGACAAAGGGCATATAATACCCATCGAGTACGGTAATGAGTGCCTCCGCGTCGTAATCAAAACCGGCCTCGCGGATGATATTGTCAAACAGCCATGACCATTGGATCATCGGTGTCATTTCAGCGGCATAGATCGGTCTGTCCGGATTCAGCACTACCCGCGTACCTGATTCACCCGCTTCGCTGAACTTATACCCGCGATCAATCAGTGCGTAACGGTAGGGCTCAGTCGAGTTGGTAACGGCTGTATAAGTAACCGCATGGTTGATATCTGCAAGTGCTGCGATGTCTGCGAGTTTCTTCGTGCCAAGTGCCTTTGACAAATTCGGAGTTTCCGAATAAAACACGACTTCGAGCGATGCGATCAGGCCGTCCTTAATAATCGAGCGCATGACCTGAATGTGACCTGTGGCAAATGGCATTGAGTTCACCCGCAGTTCAGCGTCCATCTTAACGTGGAAGTAGTTATTGGTCGGTGAAACATTCGGCTCAAACAGTGCGCTAAAGATTTGCTGATTGTTGGTGTCAAACGGTACCCGAAACGAGCGCGAAAATCCGCCCGTTGCCTGAAAGTTCTGAATATCGGTGAACCTTGATGTAATGGCAATAGGGTCGTTCTCGAAAAGCGAAACGATTCGGCCTGATGAGGATTCTATGAGTTGGATATCGGTCGTCATACGTATTGGTTAGCCATTGCCAGTTTCAAGTTCAGGTTCTTAAGTTTTCCGTTACGCTCACGGGCAAGTGTGTAATCGGTGTTATCGATCACAACAGGGTAGTAATACCCATCGTCTTGCAGCCAGTGAACTTGACGCGACACAAGCAGGGATTGAAGAAATACAAATTCATTCTCACTGATCCAGTCCGATGTGATCGTGAGTGACTTGGTTGCTTTGACCGCCTGAATAGTCGTACCCGCTTCGTATGCCCCGTAATCGAAATTGCCTCCCGTATCATACCCGCGTAACTTCCTGAACGTGGTACGCTCGATGTTTAACGATTCCTCATTCTTCTTGATGAAGTTGAAGTAATCCCACCCGCCGCGTGAGTTCTGCCATGCCAGCCTGACCTTATTGTGTTTGCAGTCCGATTGACCGTATAACTCCGCGTTGTAAAACACATACAACGCGCTCACGGCTGCATTGGAAGAGTCCAGAGCGCGAACCGTGTAAAACCTCCAGTTGGGATAGTTCGAAGGCTTAACGATTCCAGTCGCTGTTGATGCGTTGAGATTAGCCGGATATACAAAGGCATTGGCAAGGGGTTCGCCACCGCCGCCGATTGTTTCGGTATACGCTGTTGGTGCGCCGTTGGCCGCGTAAATTGTAACCTGAATTTTGTCAATAATGTTGGCCGATAACCAAGGGTCGTTGTTATTTGAAAAACCCAACACACCATAATCAGATTCAAACGATGGAATGAAGATGGTTTGTGCGCTTGGTGTAATGCTGAACGATTGGGCGCGATCCCAAATGTGAGTATTAAATTTACGATCCGAGAAAAACCGCTTGGTGTTACCATTCAGATTGAAAGCATAGTCTGTGTTGCTGCCTTCTGTGTCTGGGTTGAAGTTTGTTTTATTATCGAAGTGGCCGTTAACCACAACAAATTCACAACTCTCCTGATCTTCATCTGCCTCGGTTAATATTCCATCGACGAGCCACCATTCGGTGACACTAACGCTAACCGTGTTGATGCTGTCGTTAGCGTCGCCATAAATACCGCCGCCAGCCTGACTGTGAATTGTTCCGCTCAAAACATCGTTGAGCCTGTTATCAAGCAATGATCTGATGTCGATCTTGGTAACTGCGCCTTGTGGCGGAACGAACAAGGTAACATGATCAGTCACAAGTGACATTTCAATATGAACCCGAAAACGAAAACCATCCTCCGCACTGTTGTCAGAGGATAGACCGATTACTACCGGATGACCAGCTACGGAATAAAGTCGAGGTTGTTGTTCAATACTTATTGCCATTTTATTTCAATTTCAAACGCAATTCAATTTTCTTTTCAATATACTTCTGAATTTCCTTTTCCTGTTTTTCCAGTGTCGATTCAATTGCGTATTCGTAAAACGGAAACGGTTCAATTCCTTTTTTTCCGATGGAGCGAGCCATGAGAAATGCAGCCGAACGCCTTGCCTGTGGAGTGGACTTGATGAACCCGCCGCCCTTTTTCTGAAGACGAACATTCTTCTGTTGAATCCACTTTTCGATCTTGTCTGGTGGTGGCATCTTCGCCCCTTTTCTTCTACCCTCAATCACGAATCGAATATAATTCTCAGCCTCACCCCTTGCGCCAAGATCAATCGTGCCTTTGCCTGATCTCTCTTTGATCGTGTACGCCAAGTTATCACGAAGTGTACCCGAAGCAATGGAGCGACGTTTTTTACCTCTTACCGTGCGTGTCAAACCAAGTTCACGCTGCGCAGCCTCTACGATTTCCGCGCCGAGGGTATCGAGTAGTATTTTGAGTTCGCTCATGGTTATATCTGATATGACACCGCGCCCTGAATGGTTACGCCTGTCGGGTTCGTCGTCCATGTGGGGCAGACTATCTTAATCTCCCAATAATCATCCGCATTCAGCGATATGTCCATGCCCTGATTGTTCAGGATGGCGTATGAGTTTGCACCGGGATTCCATGTCATTGTGCCTATGAGATAGTCCGTTGTATTATTCACCCTCACGGATACGGTGACAGTTTCACCCGAACCTGTTACGGTAGTGAATGTCTGAATGTCGATGCCGACTATCCGACGAGCCGAGCCAACATAAACCCGGCGACGTGCTGCGGTTGTCGATGGTGCGGCGGCCATTGACTGAGAAGAGCCGATATAGTAAGTCAACGTGTCTTGAGGGTTAAACACACCACCCGAACCGAGTACATAGGTATCGATTACACCAAGCGCAGTCCGCATTTCGGCTGCGGTCAAAGCAGAAACCGTATTGTCTGCATTGATGCGGAGAAACCTGATAGCTGACGGGTTCGATAAAACGAAGATGTTTGAACCGACTGTTGAAGCTCCGAGTTGTGTGCGGAGATTTGATGCGTCTGCGGCGATTCGTGCAGATAGCGTCGTAGGTGTATCGAGTACGCCTGAAGTCACTGACACAAGCCCTGTGCCTGATGGAGCAGGGCCAGTTGCGCCTGTTGCTCCGGTTGCTCCGGTTGGCCCTTTGATGTTCCCATGCAATGCCCATGCACCGCCGGACTTCAGATAAATGTCACCGTTTGAAACGTCAAAAGAGTAATCTCCATCCTTTCCAAGTCCTGAGCCGGGTACTCCGACCTTGTTATACCAAGTCGAACCGTCTGCTCCGTTTGCGCCTTGTATGCCCTGAATGCCCTGAATGCCCTGAATACCTTGTTGGCCTTGTTCACCTTGCGGGCCTTGCGCTCCCTGTGGCCCAAGTATGTTTGCCACAACAGAATAAGTGCCGCCTGATTTCAGGTACACATCACCGTTGTCATCGTTCAGGTAGTAGTCACCGTTTGAACCGAGTGAATTGGAAGGTACGCCCGAACCATTGCGCCAAACCGAACCACCACCGCCACCGCCACCAGAACCAGTATAGTTGATCTGCACGCGACCATCGCCGAGATCAACCACTTCAATATCGTCACCATCGACAAGATCGAGCAAAGTCTGAACGGTGTTATCTGTTCCGTTAACCTGAAGGGTGATACCGACACCCGAACCTGAGCCGCCCGAACCGCCCGCGCCACCGACGGAATAATCGGCAGGTATGTCACAAGCCGACCAGTCGTATGGCACGATTATCGACGCGGTAAGGGCAACACCTGTGAGGTAGTTGCTTAACTCGTTGGTAAGCGGCGCAATCGTCACACCTTCCCCGACTTCAACATCCGAACCGAAAAGGACGTTACCATTGCGGAGTTCAGAAATCAAGTCAAGGGCAATCTGCATCATGTCGCTGATCGCCTCACGCCTGTGTTCATTGGGTTCAACCTTATCCGATGGGCGATCCATGAACGTGAATGTAAATGCGTATTCGATCTGACCTGGCGATGGTGTAGCCTGTGACAGTTCAGCGTGCATCCAGGGGTATTCGTTTATCATGGCCGTGTCAACCTGTGCAAGATCGCCATGAGTGAAACGCCTGAGCATATAATGACCATCGGCGAATGCCTGAAGCCTGTCTATGATGTTGTTGTATGTCCTGTTCACAGTTTTCGTCTTATTTCTTCAAGTCTCTTATCTTCAGCATACACAAGGTGCATAAACACCTCATGCGCTGGTCTGGTCAATACCTGTTCAAACTTCGTCACATCGTGTCCGGCAAGTAGTTCAACTATGTGAAACCATCCGTACACTTCGCCCAAACCCTTCATGCCTCTGCCGCTTCCCTCATCGTCTTCTTCACCAACTGTTCCGAAGATTCGACTGAACTTCTCACAAGTTCGCTTAAAATAGTCGAAAAAAAAAGCAGTGCGGAGTTGACAGTGTTCATGTCGAGCCGCTCGATGAACTGCGCGTGTGTGGTCTTTTCGCTATCGTATGGGGCGATCTTATACCAACTTCCGAGTCTTGCCTCCACAGGTCGGTACAGGATGCCCACCAATTTCTCAAACCATTCCCATTTGCCGTCCTTCCAAATCAGCTTCCTGAGTTCATCCAAATCAACGTGTTCGGCAAGTGTCATCGATTCGAGTGCCGGAATAAATCCGAGCGTCATCTTTCGAGTGAACTTTCGCACAGTAACA